GCTTGATTTTATTGAAAAAATACAGTACGCTGCGCCTATTCGTGGGTGTACTCTCATGCAAAAAGGAGACAGGTTCTACATGGAGGGCCTAAAACATTTAATTCATTACGACCCGGAAAACCCGGAACCCTATCTGCCTGCCCTTGAGCGTGTTGCAGATGACGAAGTCGACTTCGCTGCAAGTCTATCCATACGAGAAAAAGTAAGAGCCCATGCGTGGACCATCGCAACATTAATGGAACACGGCCTTAACGTCGAAATCACCGATGAAGATAAGTATGCGGCAGAACAAATACTACTGAACAACGAACCAGCAAACATCAGCTCACAAAAACCTGCAGTAATCCTGCACCTCGAATCGCTCCTGACTGAATATGACCATGAAATAGTGCATGACGCAGCTAGGGTAAGACGGTATGTTACTAACAAATTGCTTGAGGAATCGAGCAATACCACAAATAAACCGAGCGAGCGTATCAAAGCCCTTGAGCTATTGGGCAAAATCAGTGATGTCGGTATGTTCGTCGAGCGTAGTGTGGTGACAATCGAGCATAAATCCACTGAAGACCTGCAGAAGGAGCTGGAGAATACGCTTGAGCTGTTGCTTAACCCCGAGACAGACATGTACGAGGCCATGCCAGAGCCCAATATCTCAATAAAGGATATACCAATTGGACTTTAACAACCTCTCCCCCGAAAAAATTCAGCAAATCCGGGCAAATATTCACAAACTGCCGCCGGAAAAACAGAAATTAACGCTGGATATCCTGAAAGAACTGCAAAAACGCGAGGTTCGTGCACATGCACAGGTGAAATTCTTGGATTTTGTGAAGACTGTGTGGCCCGGTTTTATCGGAGGACGCCACCATAAGATAATGGCAGAGAAATTTGAGGCTGTTGCACGTGGGGAAATCAAAAGATTGGCAATATCGCTACCTCCACGACATACAAAATCGGAATTCGCATCATACCTACTCCCAGCATGGTTCTTGGGCAACTATCCCGAGAAGAAAATCATGCAAGCCTCACACAAAACGGAGCTGGCGGTCAATTTTGGTCGTAAAGTGCGTAACTTGGTGGACTCGGACGCTTATAAATCCATATTTCCAGAAGTAGACTTGCAAACTGACTCTAAATCTGCCGGTCGGTGGGGTACAAACAAGGGCGGCGTGTACAACGCGCTCGGGGTCGGGTCTGGTGCAGCCGGTATGGGTGCCGACATTTTTATTATTGACGACCCGCACAATGAGCAGGACATTATCAACGGGAACACGGACGTGTTCGACCAAGCGTGGGAGTGGTATATGTCTGGTCCTCGGCAGCGTCTGCAGCCGGGCGGTGGGATTATCGTCGTGCATACCAGATGGAGTAAGAAAGATTTGATTGGTAGGCTGCTGGACTACGCAGCTAAGAACCCAGAGGCGGACCAGTGGGAGTACATTGAGTTTCCGGCGATTTTTCATGAAGGGCAGGACGACGAGCAGTCACTGTGGCCTGAGTTTTGGCCTTTACAGGAACTTCAGAAAATTAGGAGCACAATCGCGCCGCACTTGTGGAACGCTCAGTACATGCAGAACCCGACGGGGGCAGAAGGTGCCCTTATCAAGAAGGAGTGGTGGCAGGACTGGGAAGGTGAGGACCCACCGGAGTGCGAGTATACGATACTTAGCCTAGATGCCGCGCAGGAAGCACATAACCGTGCCGACTATAACGCAGTGACTATGTGGGGGGTGTTCTATAAAGATAACGAGAAAGGCATGCCGATAGCTAACATCATACTGTTGAACGCTTGGAAAGAACGCATGGAGTTCCCTGAGCTCAAACGGTCTATGATGGAGGAGTATGAAGAGTGGCAACCAGATACGTTTGTGGTAGAAAAGAAGTCCAACGGAGCGGCGCTGTATCAGGAGTTTAGGGCTGCAGGGATACCCGTGTCGGAATTTACGCCATCTAAAGGTAACGATAAGATAGCCCGGGTAAACGCGATTAGTGATATATTTGCATCAGGATTGGTATGGGCTCCCAAAGGTCGACGCTGGGCGCAAGAAGTGATGGAGGAGTGCTCTGATTTCCCAAATGGAGACCACGATGACTTTGTCGACTCCACGACCCAAGCGCTTTTGCGCTTTCGCAACGGCGGGTTTATCAGACTGCATTCCGACTACGAGGATGAAGGGCAAGAGTTTAGAAGCCACAAACAGAAACGATATTACGCACTTTAATTAAGGAACAAACATGGCAGACATTGATAAGGGCTTATATCAGGCCCCGGTAGGACTGGAGGAAGAAGCAGCTGGGCTACCTGACCCTATGCTGGAGATTGAGATTGAAGACCCTGAGAGCGTTACGATTGGTATGGATGGGTTGGAGATTACGCTTGAGCCAGAGGATGAGGAAGATGATGGGTTCGACGATAACCTCGCTGAAGACCTCGATGATGGGGTGCTCTCTGATTTGGCAACCGAGCTGCTTGGGGATTATGAGGCTGACTTGTCGTCGCGCAAAGAGTGGATAGATACCTACGTCGACGGTCTTGAGTTATTGGGGTTGAAGCTCGAAGATAGAACAGAGCCGTGGCCCGGCGCGTGTAGTGTATACCATCCGTTGCTATCAGAAGCCGTAGTTAAGTTCCAAGCTGAGACTATGATGGAGACGTTCCCGGCATCAGGTCCTGTCAAGACTGCTATCGTCGGTAAGCAAACCCGAGAGAAAGAAGAAGCGGCAGAGCGCGTCAAGCATGACATGAACTTTGAGCTGACCGAGGGGATGCCGGACTATCGCCCTGAGCATGAACGCATGTTGTGGGGTCTAGGCTTGTCGGGTAACGCGTTTAAGAAAGTATATTTTGACCCGGGTCAAGACCGTCCAGCTGCTATCTATGTTCCTGCAGAAGATGTCGTGGTGCCGTATGGTGCATCCAACTTGGAGACTAGCCCGCGCGTGACTCACATTATGCGCAAGACCAAGAACGAGCTGCGCAAGCTACAGGTAGCTGGGTTCTACCGAGATGAGGACTTGGGTGACCCGGTGATGGTGCTGGATGAGGTAGAGAAGAAGATTGCAGAGAAGATGGGGTTCAATGCCTCGGCTGATGACCGCTTCAAGATTCTTGAGATGCACGTTGACGTTGACTTGGAGGGCTACGAGGATAAAGACGATGACGGTGAACCCACAGGTATCGCACTCCCATATGTTGTCACCATTGAGGCAGGCACTAGCACGGTCTTGGCAATTAGACGTAACTGGAACCCAGACGATAAGAACAAGACAAAACGAGCTCACTTTGTACACTATCCGTATATTCCGGGCTTCGGCTTCTACGCGTTCGGTCTAATCCATCTGGTAGGTGCGTTTGCTAAGTCGGGCACCATGTTGCTTCGTCAATTGGTCGATGCGGGTACACTGTCTAATCTTCCGGGCGGCTTCAAGGCTCGTGGTCTGCGAATCAATGGGGATGACACACCTATCGCTCCAGCTGAGTTCCGTGATGTTGACGTGCCGAGCGGTACAATCAAAGACAATATCATGACCCTGCCGTACAAGGAGCCATCACAGGTTCTGTCGGCACTGATGAATCAGATTATTGATGAAGGTCGTCGCTTTGCGTCCGCAGGTGATATGAAGGTGTCGGATATGTCGGCACAGGCTCCGGTTGGTACTACTCTGGCTATTCTGGAGCGCACGCTAAAGGTTATGTCTGCAGTACAGGCTCGCATCCACTACGCGATGAAGCAAGAGTTCAAGCTACTGAAGAACATCATCCGCGACTACACCCCAGAAGAATACACTTACGACCCTGAGTCTTCGGACCGTTGGGCCAAGCGCAGCGACTACGACATGGTAGAGGTCATTCCGGTATCTGACCCTAACGCAGCAACAATGAGTCAGAAAGTCGTGCAGTATCAAGCAGTTATGCAGATGGCAGCGCAAAGCCCGCAGATTTACGACCAAGTAGAGCTCAACAAGCAGATGCTTGAGGTGCTAGGTATCAAGAACATCAGCAAGCTCATTCCGTCCGCAGAAGACCAGAAACCGAAAGACCCTGTGTCTGAAAACATGGCAATTCTCAACGGCAAGCCAGTCAAAGCGTTCTTGTATCAAGACCACCAAGCGCATATTCAAGTACACATGGCGGCAGTTGAGGACCCAAAAATCGCTGCATTGGTTGGACAAAACCCGCAAGCTCAGATGATTCAAGCAGCGCTGGCAGCGCACGTTATGGAACACGTAGCCTTTGAATACCGTAAGCAGATGGAAGAACAGCTTGGGGTACCGCTTCCACCAGAGGGTGAGCAGCTACCAGAGGATATTGAGGTTCAAGTATCTCGCCTTGCGGCACAAGCAGGCGCACAGCTCTTGCAGAAGAACCAAGCAGAAGCCGCGCAACAGCAAGCACAAGAACAGGCACAAGACCCACTTATCCAGATGCAGCAGGCTGAACTGCAGCTCAAGGGCCAAGAAGTACAACTCAAGGCTCAGAAAAATCAAATGGACGCACAGCTTGAACAAGAGCGGTTAACGGTAGAGAGGGAGC